TTACTGGGTTTGATTTGGATGAGATAGGAGAATTGATAGCTTTCGACAAAGAACCTGAAGAAGACGGTTTCGACGTAGACGCTGCATTAGAAAACACAGAAGAACCCGTGACAAAACGCGGTGACATTTACCTACTTGGCAAACATCGCCTGATGTGCGGGGACTCAACTATCAAAGAAGATGTCGAGAAGCTGATGGACGGGAAGAAAGCGGACATGGTGTTCACTGACCCGCCTTATGGGGTGGCGGTCAATTCAGGGGATTTAGAGGATTTGAAAGCGAGAAATAGAAGATTGGATGGGAAGAAAGTGACTAATGACCACTTGAAGGGCGAAGAACTCCGAGGGTTATTAGAAAAATCCTTCAATAGATTTTTTGAAAACATGAAAACCGGGGCATCAATTTATGTTTGTCATGCCGAGGGCCTCGGCATGGACGTTTTGTTTAGAAGTTTGTTTGCGGAGGCAGGATTCAAACCAGCGGAAATAATCATATGGGTGAAGGATGTGTTCGCTTTCGGAAGGCAAGATTATCATTGGCGGCACGAACCAATAATTTATGGATGGAAAGAGGGGGCAGCGCACTATTTTGTTGATGACAGAACGCAAGATACGGTGTGGGAAATAGCTAGACCGAAGATTAGCAAAGAACATCCAACAATGAAACCAATAGCACTTTGCTCGAAGGCAATAAATAACAGCAGTAAATCCGGCTGGATTGTCCTCGACCTCTTCGGTGGTTCAGGCTCAACACTTATAGCTTGCGAACAGCTAAACCGCATCTGCTACATGATGGAACTTGACGAGAGATATTGCGATGTAATCGTAAAGCGCTGGGAAGAATACACAGGGGAGAAAGCAAAACTGATAAGGAAGTGATTTTATGGCTGGCAGACCGAAAAAGAAAATAGACTATGAGCTTGTCGAGAAGCTGGCCTACATTCAATGCACGCAGGAAGAAATCAGCTCGATTCTTGGAATATCGACGAGAACTCTTCAGAAGGACAAAGAATTTCTTCGCATATATAAAAACGGAATGGATAACGGGAAGATGTCTCTAAGGCGATTACAGTGGAAGGCCGCAGAAAAAGGCAACAACACAATGCTAGTTTGGCTCGGCAAACAGTACCTCGGCCAGACAGACAAGCAAGAGATGGCTCACTCTGGCAGTCTCGACATCACTGTGGACGTGGTTGAAGATGGCGATTAAGATCCACACTCGTATATTCAACAAGGCTTTCAAGCCGTATCTCGACAACCGCTCACGCTATGAGATATTCTACGGCGGTGCAGGTTCGGGCAAGTCAATGTTCATCGCCCAGAGACTCGTTCTTCGCGCAATGAAGGAAAAAGGTCACAAGTTTCTCATAGTCAGGAAAGTAGCCAAGACAAACAGGCACTCGACGTTTGCACTCATCATGGCCATTCTTCGAAGCTGGAAGGTTCTCGGACTTTTCAAAGTCAACAAGTCCGACATGGAGATCGGCTGTCTGAATGGCAATCAAGTCATCTTTACCGGCCTCGACGACGTGGAGAAGCTCAAGTCGATTGCAGGCATCACGGACATTTGGGTCGAAGAAGCGAGCGAGATTACACAGGAAGACTTTCAACAACTAGATCTCAGGCTCAGGGGCAAGACTCAGTGGCCGTTGCAGATCACGATGACATTCAATCCAGTCTCGGCTTTGAGCTGGCTCAAGTCGTTTTTCTTCGATGCACCGAAAGAAAACTGTGTCATCCACAAATCGACATACAAGGACAACCGCTTTCTTGACGATGAATACAAGAAGGTTATCGAAGACTTGAAAAATCAGGATTACACATACTATCAAATTTACGGGCTCGGCGAGTGGGGAGTGCTCGGAAACCTCGTCTTCCACAACTACGTGTTCGAAGATATCCCGTACAAAGAACAAGACTTTGACGCTGTCTATCAGGGTCTCGACTTCGGCTTCAATCATCCCTCGGCTCTCGTCCGCGTGGGAATGAAAGACGATGAACTGTACGTCTTCGACGAGCTGTATGAGACTGGCTTGACTAACGCCGAACTCATACGGGAAATCGCGAAGCTCACGGACAAGCGCAAGCAAATCACGGCAGACAGCGCCGAGCCAGCGAGAATCAAAGAGTTCAGGCAGGCGGGCTTCAACGTCGTGCCGTCTGTGAAGGGCGCAGGTTCAGTCAAGGACGGTATCGACTGGCTCAAGCGCCACAAAATTCACATCTCGAAGAATTGTCCAAACATTCTTGCCGAGATGCAGCAATACAGCTACAAGAAAGACAAAGACGGCAATGTCCTGGACGAACCGATAGAGTTCAAAGACGACGCTATCGCAGCTCTCAGATATGCGATCGAACCGTTGAGGAGTCAGAAGACAATCTTCATCGGCAAAGCTGGGCCACGGACTTAGGAGGTGGCAACGTGGGCATACGACAGGCAATAGCCGGTTGGCTTTTCAAAGCGGCGACCGGAAAGAGACGAATACAGATTATCCCCTCCTCGCAGTCCGGGAGGCCGGTGTACTCAGATTGGACAACGGAAAACGCCATAACTTCAGGACTCAAAGCCTCCAACTGGGTCTATGCGTGCATACGAAGAAAGGCCGCAGCGATAGCTTCCGTGCCGTGGCACGTAGAACAACAGACAAAGAACGGCGACTGGGAGAGGATCAGAAACCACCCGCTGGAGATTCTTCTCGCGAAGGCCAACACTTTCATGAGTGGTCAAGATCTCTTCGAGCGACTTGTCTATCATCTCGATCTCGGGGGCAACGCATTGTGGTATATCAATACTGTCGGCTCTGGTGTAAATGAGAAGCCTTTCGAACTGTATCCCCTGCACCCGGACAAGATAAAACCTGTCCCAAGTGTAGATGGTTGGATTCAGTATTATGAGTACAAAATTCAACCTGGCAATCCAGAAAAACTAGATCCTCGAAAAATAGTCCACCTCATGTATCCCGATCCGTCGTCCATATTCTGGGGCATCTCGCCACTTCAGGCCGCCGCTCGCGTAGTCGATACCGACAACGAAGCCGTGGACTGGAACAAGGCCAGCCTTCAGAATCGCGCCGTGACATCGGGCGTGTTTTCCACACCGGCGGATCTCATAGTCACAGGCGATCAGTACGACGAGCTCAAGTCTCAGGTCTGGGATCAACACGTCGGATCGTCGAACGCAGGTGCTCCGTGGGTAGTCACGGGCGGGATGCAATGGACGCCTATGGGTATGACTCCGCAGGAGATGGACTTTCTCGAAAGCAGGAAGTTCCACGTGTCCGAGATAGCGGCAGTCTTCGGAGTCCCGGTAGTTCTTCTCTCACTCGAAAGGACTACGTACAACAATATGACTACCGCCAGAACGATATTCTGGGAAGACACGATCATCCCGCTGCTAGTCGATATCCAAGAGACTTTGAATCTCTCGCTCGTTCGCTGGTGGGACCCGGCGGCTTCAGACATGGCGCAGCCGAACAATCTTCGAGTCATGTATGATCTCTCGAACGTCCCGGCTCTACAAGACAATCTGGTTCAGAAAGTCCAGACGGCCACGCATCTGTATAACATGGGTGTGCCGTTCAACGACATCAATCAGAGATTGAATCTCGGATTCAACGATATACCGGGCGGTGAATCTCCAAAGCCGTCTTTCGGTTTCATGAGCAGCAAACCTCACGAAGTCAAAGCGCTTACGGAAGAAGAAAAGACGGCGCTCTGGAAAGCCAGAGACTCCACGCGCAGAGAATGGGAATCGAAAGTCGCGGAGAAGATAGTCGATCGGTTCAAGGACGAATCGAGCGTTGTTGTAGCCGCATACGAAGAGAGCGGAGAATCCGGGGCTCTCGCCGCCGTGATTGCGCAGAAGAAAGACTGGGAAGTCCTTCTCAAAAGTGCGTACATGGCAATAATTGAGTTCTTCGCCACACGCTCGGCAACCCGGCTGGTCGGGAAGTCTCGCGGTGCACCAGAAAAGAAGTTTGTTTTCGACCCGTTCGCGGCGAACGTTCAGACATGGATCGCGGCTGTGGCGGCCAGGAAGATCACGCGGATGTTGGCTACCACTCAGGACGCGATAGCGCGAGAGATCTCCCGGGGCATGAGCGAGGAATTAACCAGCGCCCAGATCGCGAAAAGGATTCAGGATAAATACGATTCGTGGCGCGGCCTCGGAGACAGCGCAATGACTGAATATCGCTCGGTCATGATAGCCAGAACCGAGACTGGCGGGGCGGCGAATTTCGGGAACAGGGAAGGGGCGGCTCAAACAGGAATGCCCCTCACAAAGACGTGGATCTCGTCCAGAGATTCGAGGGTTCGAGACTCCCACGACTCGCTGGACGGTGAGACCAGACTGTTCAATGAACCATACAGCAACGGGTTGATGTACCCAGGCGACCAGGGCGGATCGGCTGGCGAGGTAATCAATTGCCGGTGCGTCGAAGAATACGAAGTTATCGAATGAGGTGATGATATGGGTGATATTGAAGTAAAGGTTTTGAAACCCAAACAGGCTCAGATGAAAGTGATCGAAGAAGAGGACGGCCCAGGGTACATCGAAGGGTACGCGGCTGTTTTCAACAATGTTGACGATGGCGGAGACAAGATAATCCCCGGAGCCTTCAAAAAGACGATCATTGAAAAGCTACCTCTCAAGAGAATCAAATTCGTCGATTTCCACAACGGATGGAGGTCCAGCGAAGACATAATTGGGGTTGTTGAAGAGGCAAAAGAAGATGAATTCGGGCTCTGGATCAAAGCTCGCCTTTCTAAGTCGAATCGTGCACAGGAAGTTAGAGAGAAGATCAAGGATGGAATACTTGACGCTCTTTCGATAGGATACAGAACTGTCAAATATTCTTATGCGAAAGAGGGAGAAAAAGAGCCAGATATTCGAATACTTGAGGAATTGGAGCTTTTCGAGGCAAGCGTCGTTGCCTGGGGAATGAATTCTCTTGCAGTCATAACCGGCGCAAAAAACTCGAATGAAATCGGTACATCAAAACTTTTTTCAATCTTGCGGAACAGAATGGAGACGGTAGGACTCTCTGAAAGTGAAAAGAAAGAATTGCGTGAAACAATAAACAACCTCAAAGCACTCCTGGGGGACGAGCCGCCCACAGGCACTCAGAAATCAGGAGCCGCAGAACCGACTTCCGAGCCGGGTGACCACTCGGACGACGAAATCAGAGAAATGCTCAAAACATTGAACGTTGCGAAAGAGTTCGAGGAGGAGCAGGCCATACTCGAATCTTTCCGTTCGTTCGCAAAAACAATTCATGAAGGAGTTGAACAATAATGGAACTCAAAGAACTTCAGGAACTCCTTGAAACCTACAAGGGCAATATGAAGGAGCTCCTGACCAAACAGGCAGAAGAACTTAAGAAGCACGGTGAAACAACGGCTTCGACCGCAAAATCTATCGAAGCGATGGACGCGACCATAAAAAGTATTACTGAAGGTATGGAAGCGGCCAAAAAGAGAATGGACGAGCTCGAAGCAAAAGCTGGAAGAATCCCCGAGCCCACAGCGACCGAGGTAAAGTCCCCGGGCCAGACGTTCATCGAATCCGAGGCATACAAGGCCGTCAAGGACAAGGGAATACCGATAAGGTCTCAGCCAGTCCAGGTGAAGACGCTCATCACCGGAGCCTCTCTGGGCAACCTCGCCGGATACCTTTACTCGTCATACAGAGTCCCTGGAATCGTGGAAGATCCGAGAAGGGCCGCGAGGGTTAGATCTCTTCTCAATGTCATTCCCACGACCGCGGGAGCGATTGACTGGATCAGAGAAACGGGTTTCACCAACAACGCCGCTGTTGTGGCGGAAGGCGGAGAAAAGCCCGAATCCGCGATCACCTTCGAGAACAAGAGCAACACGATCAAGACGATAGCGCACTGGATACCCGTGACAAAGCAGATCCTTGCCGACGCTCCTGGACTTCAGGCCTATATCGACTCGAAGCTGATCTACGGTCTGTACCTCAAGGAAGACGATGAACTCCTCTACGGAACCGGCGAAGATGGAGACATCCACGGCATCACGACCGACGAAGACGTTCAGACCTACAACTGGTCCGACGGCACGGTCGGAGACACGAAGCTCGACGCTATCAGAAGGGCCATGACGAAGGCTTACCTTGCCTACTACCCTGTCAACGGTATCGTGCTTCATCCGAGTGACTGGGAAGATATCGAGCTCCTCAAGTCGTCCGACGGCCTGTATGTCTGGGTCAATGTCGTTGTCGGCGGGCAGGAGAGAATCTGGAGAACTCCTGTGGTCATATCGTCTGCGCTCACTGAAGGAACGTTCCTCACTGGTGCTTTCGATCTTGGTGCCACGCTATGGGACAGACAGGAAGTCACAATCTCTGTCTCTGGATCGCATAGCGACTTCTTCATCAAGAACAAGCTGGCTATCCTCTGTGAAGAGAGGGTCGAGCTCACTGTCGAAAGACCTGAATCGTTCGTTGTCGGCACGTTCGACGCTGCTCCGACGGCTGGTTCCTGATAGTCAACCACAAGGGCCGGGGAACCGGCCCTTTTTCTTCGAGGTGAAAGATGTTCTCGATTCTGATCCCCTTTCAGGGAGGCAATGCACATAGAGAAAAGATATTCAACTGGCTCGTGGGGTTCTACGAGAAGAACGTCCCTGAAGCCGAGATCGTGATCGGGGAAGACTACACCGGCAGGATCAATCGCTCAAGGATGAGAAACGACGCGTTCAACAAATCGACGAGAGACATTCTCGTCTACATCGACGCGGACGGATTGATTCGACCCGAAGACATCCGGGAAGCAGTGAAGAGAGTAAGGCGTGGAACCGCGATGGTTCAGGCCGAGACGGTGACGTGGATAACGAAAGAATCTACCGCCACGATCCTAGACGGTCCTACCGACTGGCCTCCTATCGAGAAGAAAGACATTCAGGCAGTCGAGAGAGTTCTAGGCGAATTCTTCGTACTCTCAAGAGAGACGTTCGAGAAAGTCAGAGGGTGGGATGAACGCTTCGAGGGGTGGGGTGGTGAAGATCAGGCCTTCAGATGCGCGGTCATGGCACTCGTTGGGAAGATTGAGAAACTGCCTTCAACGATCTATCATCTCTGGCACCCTAGAACGGTCAACGAATGTCCGAAACATTCGGGGTTCAAGGCGAACAAGGTTCTTCGAGACAGGTATGTGGCATATCAGGGTAATTCAAGGGCAATGGAATCGTTGATCTCCGAGAGGTTTACCGATTCAAGAGTCTCGATAGACTTCTATGCGCAGGCCGCCCATTACTTCGATCATCTCGAAACGATATGGAAGGCAATGCCCGATTATCTTAGAGGCAAGTTCTATGTACTCTCGGCAATAGGTGCTCATTCACGATCGAAGAAGATCCGAACATATCTCATGCCCTCGCACCTCAAAGTCGTTCAGAGCTTGCGGAAAGGAACAGGCCCGGTCGTTGTGGCCGGTATTGAGGACGCGAAGACGGCATACGCAGCCGGAAGGATCCCCTTCCTGGTCGATCACGGAGTCGGTCAGACCTACATTGACTCGAATCACCCATCATACGCGAGGGGAAATGGAAGAGACTTCATGGGTCTCTTCATCGTTCCCAATGAATGGTGCGAGAGAGAGAACAAGAAAGGTTGTCCGGAAGTGCCTACCGCGATAGTGGGCTGTCCGAAACTCGATCGCTGGCACAACGAAGAGCCCAAAGAGAGAAGCAAGAAACCGGTCGTCTGCGTCTCCTTCCACTGGAGCTGTGAGATTTCACAGGAGACACGCGGGGGATTCCACTATTTCAAGGACGTTCTTCCGGAGCTGGCAAAGTCCGAAGAATTTGAACTCGTCGGTCACGCTCACCCGAACCTCGCAAAATTTGCCTATCCTTTCTACCACAAGCACAGGATCAGGATTCTTCCGACTTTCGACGATGTCCTCAATGAAGCCGACGTTTACATAATCGATAATTCATCGACCCTGTACGAGTTCGCGGATCTCGATCGTCCGGTCGTCGTTTTGAACCCTCCGTGGTTCAGGCGGGACGTTCATCATGGGCTGCGATTCTGGGAATGCGCCGATGTCGGTGTTAACTGCGACAAACCGGAAAACTTGAAAGACGCGATACTGAAAGCTCTGGAAGATCTGCAAGAGATAGCTCAAAGGCGACGCGAAATCATGAAACAAGTCTATCCGCACAAAGGGAACAG